GATTGCAGATACAACTGGTCTAACGGTTGATAGCTTGGAGAAAGCGAACAAGGGCGAGTTAGAAGCGTTAGCGGCATTCGTTGAGCAGCAAGCGGCAATCATCGAAGATCTAGAAATGGGATCGGATGACGACACCGAGTAGTAAGATCGGGATCGTGTACTAAGGTATGCGATCCTATACCCATAGGGGCGGTAATGAGACTTATTCTCATTTAGATACGGGGGCACTACCAGACGTGTGTAACACTTAGAAAATTAGGATATTACTGGAAACAGTATACAGCGCGTGTAACACTTAGAAAAATGACTAAACTATTGAAGTACTAAACAGGGCGGTTTCCAGACACGTCTTCAATGGCTTGGTACAGGCCATACCCGTACGTGTAACACTGGGCAAACTGCATTACTCGACCGTGGGTAAAAATAATACAATTGAAAATTTGCATAGCTTACCGTATAATACTAAATATTAGGAGGAAACCATGGCAAATAACAACAGTACAATAAATGCAGAGATAGTAGGGTCTACCATAGAAGTATCTATACGTGTTAGGGTAAATTCTGGAGGTACTGCGACAAGACTTAAAGAAGACGGGTACGGATATGTAATGAGGTCTACTAACAATGGGTCTTTCTCTAAAGTTTCTGGAAACTACAGCTTACCAACGGACGGGGGAGAGGGATTTTTTATACAGCGTGACATAGTCTATACAGATTCTAATGTAACTAATCAAAATACCTATAAATATTACTTTGAGATGGAAATCAACGAAGAGGCCGGAACTCCTCCTGGTACGGAACCACTATAATGGCTATATATACAACTGGAACGGTATCTGTCTACTTCGTGGCGGATAACCCTGCTAAAAAAATAACAAACTTATCAAACTCTACCAGTCCTATCTATAAATATGCTAACTTGCAATGGACTGAGCCTAGTAGTCCAGGGATGTACCATTTATATTGGCTAGTAGGCGGAAACTGGCAATCGGCTAACACCTCTACTAGTTCCAATTCATTAAAGGTAATACCACCAGCTAATGCTACAAAAGCTCAGCTAAGAACAGATAATTTATATCCTAGTAACACCATAAACATCATATTTCACGTGAAGCCTGAGACTAGGGTACTAACCGCTACTAGTAGGTATGAAGGAGTATTGTTAGATTGGAACCCTAACACAGATATTGGGGAAAGGGTAGAAGTCGTAAGGAACGGTACTACGGTATTTACTGGCACAGGCAGTAGCTATATACATGAGGAAGTGGGTAGTTTTAAAGTCCGCATGGTGAAGGGCACAGGCAGCGACGTAGTTTATGGGCCTTTCTCAAACACAGTATCTGCATCCCTGCTTTCACCCCCACCTCCTAGGTCTGAGCCAGAGGCTCCGTGCGACTTTTTCTTGGGCATAAATAGAGCAGGTGAAGAAGTATTACATATATGCAACCCAGCTGTAGTCCCGGCGGCTCCGCCCGCCGTGGAGTCGGGCAAGACTGCGACAGACTGGTTTCAGGATTGGGTAGGTATTAATGTAGATTACGGGGATGATACTTACATGCATAGTATGTTTGACTATGTTAAGTGTTTGACGTACATTAGAATAACTGAGTATACCGATGATGTCTTTAGAAAATTTTATTTCTCAGATGCATTAAATCCTGTAACTGGCTCCTCGGTCTCCTATACTCCTAGTAATAACAGGTTTACATTGGTAGTAACTGTAGATAAGCTAGGTAACCGAAAAGGAGCTGCTCCTGTAATAAGAAGGTCTATAGATTTTGATAATAACTCCTTAGCACAAGCAGAATACTCTATAGGTGGGTTTGGTTACGGTAACTCTGGAGCTTTCTACGAAAATGGTGACGCCTATATAAGAACCGGTCAGAATATAGAAAGCATTGAGATATACGAGTTTAACATACGTGCTTCCGGACGTGACTTAGTATATGAGACTGCTAAAACGGGGGATTCTGGTATTAAACTAGACCCTGACGACTTCACAGTAGACGGAGCGGATTTCTCAGGCATGTTCCTAGCTTACACTGGGAAAGGTTACGAAGGTGACTATATAAACAGCATGAACTTAAACGACCCTATTATACCAGTTCAGGGCCTAGTTGACCCCTTAGGGGTGTACTCCGGCCCTGACGGCAGTGATACTGTCCAGGTGTTAGGGGGTTCTGGAGGTTCGGGATGGGATATAGAAATGACCAAAGGACTCATTAAGCGTGGTGGAAACACATGGTTTAATGCAGGTCGTGGTAGAACTAGGCTGCGCTATGTAGGTTCTAGTACAGACCACAGTACTCCGGTATATAGTTTTAATATACCTCCCCACGAAACTAACAGCTCAGGAGAGGGTGTGATTACAGGCTCTGGGATCTTAACCGACCTAACTATTATATTAGACGACCCCGCAGTAAGAAATGCCGCTTGTTTAGGATACTCTATAACTCCCGTAGCATGGGACTACTCTAGCGAGCAGGAAGCCTGGGTTGATACATTTTCATCAGATAAAGGTATTATAGGGTTTTCTTCTTTTAATAATAGAGTACCTTTTTATACTATGAGAGAGAGCTACAGATACGACTACGAGCAGTTGCCTAGTGGTGACCCTTACTGGAATACCTGGTACACTATTCAATGTAGTTTTTACTTTAAAAGAATTAACGAGTCACTTATATCTATAGAATATGACTTTTGGTATTTCTCCTTTAACGGGAGCGCAGGACTAGAGAACACAATTACAATACCTGGTTTCTCTTACTCCTTTATAGGATTAAATTAACATGAGCAGTACAGAATTAATAGACCCGGAAAAGTTAAGTCCGGAAGGGTTAAAAGTAGCCGAGGCATATATAATGTCTGGCGGCGATATAGAGAAGACTAGCCTAGAGCTAGGACTTCCAGTAGCGGACTTACAATCAGAACTAAACAAGCGTGAAATCAAGGAATATGTAGATAGAATTTATCACGAAGCAGGATTCCGAAATCGCTTTAAGATGGCTAGAGTCATGGATGAACTTATTGCTAAGAAGCTAGAAGAAATGGACGATACCGACATGGGCTCTAGTAAAGACATTCTAGACCTATTGCAAGCACAGCACGCTATGAAAATGAAAGAGCTTGAATTTGAGGCTAAGGTTAAGAAAGAGCTTCTAGAACTTGAGCGTAAGAAAGAAGAAGTTCAAATTAAGAACCAGACTAATAACCAGTATAACAACTACGTTATTGAGGAGTCTTCGTACGATAAGCTAATTAGTAAGCTAGGGAGTAGTTAATGGAAGTATCTAGAGCCAGTATTAACTTTGAAGAGCTGCAAGACTTTCCTTTAGAGAAACGCTTTCTAAAGCTTCCAGTAGATCAGTTCTTCGAGTTAGAAGGGGTGGAGTTAATACCTCCTCAGATAGCACTTATTAATGCTATCAACGACCCTGCCCATCGTTTCGTGGTAGGGTGTCTTTCGAGACGTACAGGTAAGACATTTAGTGCTAACCACATAGCGTTCCTAAAGGCTCTAGAGCCTGGCACACAAATACTTATTATATCGCCTAACTACTCATTATCTAATATTTCATGGACAGAGCAGCTAAAGCTTATTAAGAAGCATGATATAAAAACTGAGAAAATGAATGCTAAGGATAAAGAGATTGTACTAGAGAATGGTTCTTTAATAAAGCTGGGTTCTGTATCTCAAGCTAACTCTTGTGTAGGTCGTTCTTATGACTTAATACTATTTGACGAAGCCGCACTAGACCCTAAAGGTGTGGATGCTTTCAACATCCAGTTACGCCCTACTCTAGACAAAGATAATTCTAAGGCTATATTTATTTCAACACCTCGTGGTACTAACTACTTCCATGACTTCTACATGCGAGGGTATGACGACAAGTACCCTTTCTGGGCCTCAATACATTCCACATGGAGAGATAACCCTAGAACGTCTGAGGCCGACATTGCAGAGGCTAAGCTTTCAATGTCTAATGCGGAGTTTAGACAAGAATATGAAGCGGACTTTACAACGTTTGAAGGTCAGATATACGAAGGGTTCGATGCCGATAAGTATATTCAGGACTTGTCTGGGCGTGACTTTAAAGATTGCGATGCTATTATGGGTATTGACGCTGGTTATAAAGACCCTACTGCGGTACTTAAAATCTATTATGACTTCGACTCTAAGGTATTTTATATTGTTGATGAGTACTTGGAAGCGCAAAGAAATACAGACCAACACGCAGAGCATATACGAAAAATGATGGGTGAAGACACAGACTTTATCTTTTGCGACTCAGCCGCCGCACAGTTTAGGCAGGATTTAGCAGAGCTACACGATATCCCCTCCAACCCTAGTAAAAAATCAGTCCTAGATGGTATAGCATATGTTCAGAGTATGGTAGATGGTGGTAAGCTAATAGTAGATAAGTCTTGTATACACACTATAGATATGTTAGCTAACTATAGGTGGGATCCTCGTCCTGAGCTACTAAAGCCTAAACCTATCCATGATGCCTTTTCCCACATAGCTGACGCGTTGCGATATGCTTTATATAGCTTTACTGTATAGACAGAAGTAGCACTAAATTAAATACTTTACAAATTTATAAAAGTGTTTATAATAGCTTATATTGATTAGGAGGAAAAAATTTATGGCAGCAAATACCAAAAAGCGGGTTGCCGTAAAACATATTAGAGACGGTATAAAGTCCAACTATAAAAAGGACTGTAAGTGTGCAATATGTAGTACGGAAGAAAAACTGGAATTACACCACTATACCACGGTTTCTACCCTCTTCAAGAATTACGTAGAGGAGCATAATATTCCAGTAGATACAGATGAAGAAGTCCGAGCAATGCGAGATGACTTTTATAAGATGTATTGGTATGAGCTTGTAGACTACACTGTTACTCTTTGCGAAGAGCATCATAGAAAACTACATTCTATCTATGGACGTGAGCCTCCTTTGCACACCGCTAAGAAACAGGAGCGTTGGGTTGAAAAACAGCGCGACAAAGCAGAGGGCAAGACTACTAAAGGTAGATTTGCCTCTTTGATTTGAGGACAGCGTTAAGTGAGCTTACGAAGCAAAATTCATTCTAAAGCAAACCCCGCCCAAAGGTACATAGCTGAAGAGGCGGGTACACACGTTGGGACAAACCAGAACAAAATTAGAACAACTGAAAACGCGTACAACCTAATGGAAATTGTTAACCGCTGTGTTAATCTTCTAGTAGACTTAGGTTCGGATATTGAGTTTGACGTAAAAGACAAACTTAGTTTCACAGCTAGAGCTGATGGTAACATGCGCGGCAAAACGCTCAGTACTTTAATGAACAACAGACCTAACCCATACATGGATATCAATACGTTTAAAAGGCTATTACTTCTAGACATGATTATCGAGGGTAACGTTTTTGTTCACTTTGACGGTTCAGGCTTCTACCATGTACCTGCAAGACACATGGAGATTAAAACTGATGAAAAGGCGTACGTTAGCGAGTATGTTTATAATTCTATTGTTAAGTTTAAACCTAATGAAATCATACACATCAGAGACAATTCCTCAAGTTCCGAGTACCGAAACTTCAGAGGGCGTTCAAGATTACTAGCAGCTATCAAGACAATTCTCACACATGAAACCGCTCTAGATTTCCAGTCTAGATTCTACGAAAATGGTACAATGATTGGCCTAGTCGTAGAGACTGAAGCAGTACTATCTACCAGATTAAAAGATAGACGAGAAAAAGAGTGGATGTCTAAGTTTAACCCTAAAGACTCGCAGGGTAGACCTATGATTCTTGATGCTGGAATGAAGGCTAAGTCACTAAATACAAATAGCTTTAGAGATTTAGACTTTAACGAATCCATGGAAGCGATGGAAAAACGAATAGCCTTAGCACTGGGTATACCTCATATACTACTAGATTCTGGTAATAATGCTAACCTTAGGCCGAATATGGAGTTGTTATTCTCCACTACCATTCTTCCGATGATGAGAAAATTTGAGTCTGCATTTGAGTTTTTCTTTGCTTATGATATTGAGTTAACTACTCATAAAGTGGTCGCTCTAAGACCAGACTTAAAAGCAGAGTCAGACAGACTTTCATCTCTAGTCAACAATGGTATTATGCTGGGCAAAGAAGCTCGTTCAATACTAAGACTAGAACCTTTAGAAGACCCATTACTAGACGAAATCAGAATTCCTGCAAACGTTGCAGGTTCTGCTACCGGAGTATCAGGTCAGGAAGGCGGTAAGCCTTCAACAAATGAAGATGACAAATAATGTTACTAGAGAAAATAATGAAACATTACGGCAAAGACCTGCCAGGTAAAACAGCGTTCCGTAACGACCCAGAAGCACCATGCCTAGTGGCTGATATTTCTAAAGAGTACGGTACGTGGGACAACTTCGTTGTTCGTTACCAAGATGCACTAGCTGGAGAAGAAACAAAAGCTCCTGCTAAGAAAGCACCGGCGGTAAAATCAGGTAACCAAGCTAATGACTCTAAAGAATAAATACGAAGGTAAAATTGTCAGCCAGATTAAAACAGTTAAGATGGCTGACGACGAGTCTTCTGATATTATAATTAGTGGCTACGCCAATACGGTCACAAAAGACCGAGCTGGCGATGTTATACCAAAAGACACTTGGTTAAAAAGCAATGCTACTAGCAACTATTCAAAGAACCCAATAATTTTAGCCTTCCACGACCATAGCAAGCCAATCGGTAAAGCTACTAACTGGTACGCAGATGATAACGGACTTTTCATCGAAGCTAAGATTAGCAAGGGAGCTGGAGACGTATACCACCTTATTAAAGATGGCGTATTGTCCACATTTAGTGTAGGTTTTTATATTCATGATGCTGAGTATCATAGTAAAACAGACACTTATATGATTACAGACCTAGAGTTACTAGAGGTTTCGGTAGTTTCCGTTCCTTGCAACCAAGACTCTACATTTTCGGTCTCTAAGTCACTCGTTGACGCAGAGGCATTTAAAAAAGAATTCGTGCCTCCTACTGAAGAGGCTGAAAATACAGATATTAAGGAAATCCAAGATATGTCAACAAAAAATGAAAATACAGGCTTAACCCTAGACGACGTTATGGGCCTATTAGATAAAGAACGCCAAAAAGAAGCTGACGCAAAGGCTAAAGAAGCCGCTGCTAAAGCCGCAGCTGCTAAGCAAGCTGAAGAAATTAAAACTCAAGCTCGTGAAGCTGCTAAGTCTATCGTAGACGAGCTTGAAGGCTAGATTGCTAGCAACCAAAAGAGTTTTGCAGATACTCTTAAAGCTCGCGAAGACGAAATCGAAGCACTACGTGAAGAAATCAAGCAAGTAGTTGCATCTCGTACTAAGTCGTTCTCTTATAACAAAGTAACTGACGGAATGAACCCCGATACTCGTAAGTCTGTTAATGACGCAGTATTACTAGGTATCGTTACACAGAAAGGTACTTTTGGTACTAAATTCGGTGAATCAGTTAAAGCGGTTAACGATTCTTCTTCAATCGAAGTTTCTAGCGAAGCGTACGAGACAGTGTTCTCTACTGACCTAATACGCGACATTCAAGCAGAACTTGTTATCGCTCCACTTTTCCGCGACATTACAATGACGTCTGCTAACCTAACTATCCCAGTAAACCCTGACCGTAAGAACGCTTCATGGGTATCTGGTACAGCTTACGGTACTGACGCAAGTACTGGTAGCGAGATCACAGCAGCTCTAAGCGAAATCACGCTTAAAACAATGAAGCTTGCTGCTAAGAGCTACATCACTGACGAAACATCAGAAGATGCTATCATACCTCTTCTACCTCTAATTCGTCAACACTTAGTTGAGTCTCACGCTAACGAAATCGACCGTGCATTCTTACTAGGTAACGGTACTACAGAACCTAAAGGTCTAGTTCCACGTGCTACAGCTGCGGAAGGTTCTGCAGATGCTAACAAGGCAGGTGGTGTTGAAGTTTCTACTGCTACAGCAAGCGGTGCTACTCCAATCACAGCTAAAATGATTCTTAAAGCTCGTAAGAAAATGAAGCTTTACGGTCTAAACGTTCGTGACGTTACCCTAGTAGTTTCTACTGAAGCTTACTACGCACTAATCGAAGACGACGCATGGGCTGATGTTAACCTAGTAGGCGGAGCATCTACTAAGCTAACTGGCCAAGTAGGTTCTATCTATGGTATGCCAGTTCTAGTATCTGACCATTTCGAAGCTCCAGGGCTTTCTAAAGCATACGCAGTACTAGTTAACACTAAGAACTTCCTAGTTCCAACTCAGCGTACAGTTACAGTACGTACTGACTTCGACGTAGAGAAAGATCGTCGTGTTATCGTTGCTACACAACGTCTAAACCTAGAGTCTCTAATCCGTGATACTGACGGACAAGACAAAGGTGTTGTTGCGGTTACTTACGCAGCGGCGTAATAGATAATACTTAAAACAGAAGCCCTGCCCACCTTTGGGTGGGGCTTTTTTATTGGGAGCAAATATGAGTGTTATAACTCTAAACGAATACAAATTATTTAAGGGTATAAACAATCCTAAACAAGATACTCAGCTCCAGCCTTTAATTGATGCTGTTAATAGTATTATAGAAGAATACTGTCAAGTTAGTTTTAGCGGTTCGGTAGCTACCGGAGTACGACTAAACCAAAGCAATTACTGCATCATATTACCAGATACTCCTATCATAAATGTAGAGTATTTAGGGATTAAAAGGTCATCTGAGTATACCGAAGAGCTTGATTCTTCCCAATACATTCTGCACCCTCAAGAGGGCACGATAGAACTAATCGACCCCTCAATAAACCTACCTAGAAATCCTAGAGCATTTATTGTTGACTATACTTATGGGTATACTGTAGTGCCTTTTGCACTTAAACAAGCGGCAGTAGAGCTAACAACTTACTACGATAAAAGGGAATTTAATAAGTCTAAAGATATGGGTAATGGACAGTCAGTAGACTTTACTGATGCTAGTATTTTACCAAGTCACATTAGAACTATATTAGATATGTTCAGGGTGTTATAATGTTTACCAGTTTCCTAGATTTAGAATATCGAAAATTAGTAGAGGCTAAACTTTTAGATTCTATAGCTTTAGGACGAGTTCAAGAGTACAGGGAAATGTTAGTGGAGCGCGGGGCGGACTTAGCCTATACACTGGACTCTAAAGGAATAGAGACCTCTGAGAAAAGTATAGAGCAAATTATAGATGCTGCTATAAAGGTATTAGAATCCGAAGTCGACGGTATTGTATCTACTATAGTAGGTGATAGTACAGGTAATAAGATAAAAGGCTTCTCTAGAACTAAAAGAATCAATGTTACCAAGTCGGCCCAAGCACTCCGCTCTAGGTCTGGAAAATTTATTGGTGCTCTTAAATTGGCTACTCTTCTTAACAGTATGGTTAAGATAAAAGCTAAAGAAATTATGAAAGGGCACAAGTACGGAAACACACTAAACTTTAGGACTGGTAGGTTAGCTAACTCTGTTAATATTACTAGTTTTAACCTAAAAAGAAGCAGCATACACTTTACTTATCTGTACTACCCCTATCAAACATTTGAGCCGGGATTTGCTCAGTATAAGAAAGGCCGTGACCCTAGGGATATATTCTCTAACGCAATAGCTGATGCTTTATCATTACTAATAAGCGATCAAGATTTAGCTAATACTAAGTTCAGCGTATACGCAGGAAGAAGTAAACACGGCAATATTATTAATGGTGATTTTAGATGAGTGCCAGAACAGCGATTCCAGTCGCATATGTAGAAAAGTTACAACAAGTATTAAACGGTACTGGGGATTACCTTACTAACATGTACGGAAATGTGGAATCTAGAGTTCGACATTTCCAAGATATAGAGAATTTCCCTACTATTACTGTTACTCCTGGGCCTGAGACTAGAGAAGACATGCCCTCCAACTTTACCCTTTGTAGGCTTGAAGTTGCTGTACGAGTATATGTAAAAAACCAAGATGACGCCCAAGGGGAACTTGAGCAAATCATTGGTGACTTAGAAAAGTTTTTTGACAAGAATTTGGATATGGCGTATAATTTAATTACAAGTAGTGGTCAGGAGACCCATAAAACTATATCCAACACTATATTGTCTATCACTACAGATGAAGGTCTATTACAGCCTCAAGGAATTGGGGAGATACTACTCTCTGTAGAATATGAAAAAAGAAGAGATTACTAGGAGAATAATTAATGTCTTTAAATTTATCACGTAATACCAGACTTTGGGTTAGTACAGTAGACACTGGACACGATAACTCAAACACATTTGAGATCCCAATTCAAGATGGGTATAGTTTAGGTCAGAACATGGCTTCTGAGGATATTTCCCCAGAAGAGGCAGGCCCTACACCAACTCGTGGTTCTAGACGTTTCAATACCAATCTAGACCCTGTTGACTGGAGCTTCTCAACATACCTAAACCCGTACTTAGTAAACGGTGACGTATATGCTCTAGATGCTATCCTATGGCATGCTCTAGCAACTAGCAATGACCTCCCTCTTGAGCTACAAGGTGATGGCGCAGGTAATGCTGGTCAAACTGACGTTTACTCAACAGGTTCAGAGTTTAAAATCGGATTCACTAAAAACGGTGCTCACGTACTGACTAAGCTTAACCTTTACTTTAAGATTGATAACAAAGTTTATCTAGTTAAAGAAGCTCAGGTCAACGAAGCTTCCATACCTCTAGACATTGCTGACATTGCTATGACTAACTGGTCTGGACAAGGTACAGAGATGGTTGAAATCGCAGCTCCTGCATTTATGTCGGCTACTGCGGAAACATTCAATCCTGACCTACCTACAGCAGATTCTTTCGTAGGTATCCCAGCTGACCGTTCTTACATCCTAAGTAAGTTAACAACTGTTACTATGCAATCTAATGCTGGGGGTACTACTTCATACTACCGTATTGCTCTAACAGGTGGTTCACTAACTATCAACAACAATATCAGTTATGTAACTCCTTCAACACTAGCTGAGGTAGATACTCCGGTAGGTTCATTCACTGGTACATTCGATGTATCTGGTACAATGGATAGTTACCTACGTGACGGTGTTGGTCTAGCTGATGGTTCTAGTGACGCGAACGCTTACGGTTCTGCGGACTTACTAAAACAAATGGTACAAAACAAAAACGTTATTAACGTTTCTAACATCACTTTTGAACTAGGTGGTAAATCTAATAGTAGCCGTGTGGAAGTAAACCTTCCTCAAGCGCATATTGGTATCCCAGCTGTTTCAGTAGACTCTATCATATCTCAGTCTCTAGAATTTAAAGGTATTCCTAGCAGCGCTGATATGGACGACGGTGATGAAGTAAACATTACGTTTTTCCGATAAGGAGACTAAATGAGCTTTAGTTTTAAAAGAGGCTCTAAGCTCATTATAGACGACGGTACTGACCGCTACCTGCTAAAGGTAGCGGACTTTAACTTCTCCGAAACCTTTATTGAGCGAGGGTATGATGTATCAACAGTACATAACCCAGTAGCTATTTATAACAAAACTTATGTAAATGCCAAGTCTAATTGCTCTTTTGACTTTGAAATGTATTTCAGCGATAATATTACAGTTGAGAAAAAAGTCTTGGAATGGTACGGCTTTGATGCCTCAGGTAATTTACCAGCAGTTAATGGACAGTTGACTAAAAAGTTTGATGTTTACGTAGATTTAGGAGCAAAGATAGTATTCATAGATAATGTGGTACTAGAAAATCTTAGCTTTAAACTAAATCCTAGAGGAGTTCTTGGTATGTCTGTGACAGCTAGAGGATTTACTTCTATGATGGATTCAATAGTTCTACCTTCTAACGGAACATTATACTCTCAAGGGTCATTTACAAACGCCTATATCTCAGCATCCGTACCAGGTATTGATGTTTCTAGAGTAGCAGGAGCTACATTAGAATTAACTAGAGATATAAATTGGCTAAATAATCAATCAGTACACGACGCATTTTCTGGAACTATGTTTATTCCTGAGGATGTAGTAGGGTCAAACTTGGCAGTAGCAGGTAATATAACAACCATAAAAAGAGGGACAGAAGAGCCCAAGTATTTACCTGATGTGCCAGTATCTATATCTCTAGGCGACTACATGACAGTCAACCTAGGACATTGCAACATAACACAGAGAGCTGATTTTGGCTCAGGAGTACTACAGTCGGTTTCAGACTTTAAGCTACTAAATAGCGTAGACTCACAAATAATAATCTAGAGGAAATATGGTTAATTTAAAAGATGTATTACAGGAATCAAAAACTGCGGAACTAGAGTTCCCAGGTTACAAAGGATTTAAAGTTAAAATTGGTCTAATAAGCAGACAGCTAGCGAACAAAATTCGTAAAGACTGCACAGTTACAAGAATGTCAGACCGCTACTCTAGCATGGAAGAAACTCTAGACGAAAACAAGTTCGCAGAGAAGTTCACCAATGCTGCTATCAAGGGTTGGGAAGGTCTAACAGGAGAGTACGTTAAAGACTTATTACCAGTTGACGACGATGTGGTTAAAGATGAGGATGAGATCCCATATAACCATGACAATGCTGTAATGCTTATCAAAAATAGTACTGCTTTTGAGGCTTGGGTAAACGAGGTGGCGTTTAAACTAAAATACTTTCGCGGAGAGCAATCTAAGTAAGGGTTTAGACCTACTCGATAAATACCAAAGCAACCAGCAACATAATATTACTAAGGAACAGTACTTGGAAATCTGTGAGCGTATGGGTGATGAACCCGACCCTGACAAGATGCCCCCGGATTTTTCGGACTTGCCTCAGTTTGTACAGGACTCTCTAGAGATTTACTCTAAGCTTCCAGATACGTATACAGGAGGTAATGTTAGTACTTACGCAGGAAAAAACGTATCTGCTCTACCGTTCTTACTAGATACATACTTAATAACGGACTTTTGGAGCAGGATGGAGATAACGGAAGCAATTCTACACCTAGACAGAATTAATGTGAAAAACTCTGTTGAGAAAGCTAAAAAAGAAATCAGCAAGGGTCGCTAGGAGTACAAAGTTATCCTCTGGAGTGAAGCACCTGTGTTTCACGTTTGGCTCTAGGTCGAAAGGCTTAGGGCCTTTTTTATATAAGGTAATAATTAATGGCACAACGAAATATAAGAGACATAATGATTAAAGTAAGTGGTAAGGATATTACCACCGCTGCTCGTGAGTCTGGTAAGCTTAATGAAAACCTTAAAGCTGTTATAGAAACAGTTAAAGGGTCTGGTAGAAGTTTCAAGTCCATTAACACCGCATTAGAGTCAATGTCTAATAGTATGAAAACTATTAACTCCTCTATGAGTGCTAATAAGATAAAAACTAAAGGATTAGAGACATACCAGAAAAGGATGCAAGAAGTTAACAAAACACTAGACATGGTTAACAAAACAGCATCTAGTGCTGCCAAGTCGCTTAAAAGCGTAAACGATAGCACTACAGGGGCAGCAGGAATGCAGTCTCTGGAAAAAATATTGAACCAAGTAGTTATAGGTCTAGATAGAATTGAAGAACGTATTAGAGTATCTAACATACAGCTAGAAGCTATGGAAGAGAACACTGGTAAAACAGCTAAACGTTTAAAAACTACTAGGGACGCAACTCAAGCTTCTGCTGAGGCTATGAACGAATACAGCAAGTCTGTTGGCAGAGCTACTCAAAGCCAAGACGGTTTCAACAACTCTGCTAGAGGTTTAGCAGGTAGTGGAAGAAACCAGAAGAGAGCTTTCAGTGAATTAGCGTTCTCTATGAACCCTTTAACATCTGCGTACGCTAGTATAGCTATTAACGTTTACGCGGTTTCAGAAGCGTTTAGAGTACTAAACGAAGCTGCTAACTTCGATAGGCTAATGACGCAAACAGCTAGCTTCTCGGCAGCCGTTTCAGGTATTAACGTTAAAGGTCTAGCTAGAGATATGTCAGAGCTCTCTCAAGGTGCATTATCAGTTAGAGAAAGTATGTCATTCGCTACTAAAGGTGCCGCATTTAACTTTACTGCGGAACAGTTAGAGAACCTAACAGTAGGAGCACGTAAAGCGTCAATCGCACTAGGTAGAGACTTCAACGACTCTATGGATAGAGTACTTCGCGGTATCTCTAAACAAGAGATTGAATTATTTGACGAACTAGGTGTTGTTACAAGATTAACACCAGCGTTTGAAGCATATGCGTATACCGTAGGAAAAACTGTAGATGAACTATCTGATTACGAACGTCAATTAGCACTAACTAACGAAGTTCAACGCCAGTTAGATACTAGGTTCTCAGGTATTGATGCTCAGGCTACTAAATGGGAAGAATTGGGCGTTGCAGCAAAGAACGCTATTGATAATATGTTAGTAGGACTGTCTAAGCTATTAGAACCTTTAGCTAAGGTTAGTACTTCCTTACTCAATACCATAAACGAGACTAATAAGTTTAAGGCCGCTACTGATGACGTAACAGAGTCTCAAAAAACCTTAAAGTTAGCTCTAGAAGGTGAGCACTGGGGGCAAGCTTTAGTAGCTGCTTCTGAACTTAGCAAGGCTACCAAAGAACTTGGTGAGTCTACTGAGGAGAGTGCTGGACATTTAGAGGACGCTAAAGATACGGTAGAAAACTTCACTATAGCTTTGCAAGCATTAGTAGCCATTACTACAGTATATGCTACTAGAACTTTACTTTCGGCTTTAGCTCCTGCAACTGTAGCAGCTACCAGGGCTGTTGTAGGACTAACTGCGGCGGCACGTTCTAATGCTGTAGCAATGACAGTTCTTACTGCTGGTAGAGTACCTACTGCATTAGCAGCAGTAGCTGGTGGTTTTGTTGCTATAGCCTCCGCAGTCAAAGCAGCAACTATAGCAATGGTTAAAAATCCCCTATTCTTAATAGCTACAGCTGTTATAGGCAGCTTGTTATACGTATTTTCCGATGAGATTAAGGAATTATCTAATAGCTTGGTAGGACTAATCCCAGGATTAGATAATACTGAACAGGCAATGGCTAGACAGAGAGTCACTGTCGACGCCGCAACTAAGTCAATTCGCGAATACTATAAAATCCTAGGGGAAGCAGGCATTGCAGTGTCCAGTTTTAGTGATGATGAAATAGCTGAGATGGGATCTGCTATCATAGCATTCAATAGAGACTTCGAGATATCAGCTAGGGATATGGAATCTTTGGCAAGTAGCTCTCAGCAAGTAAGTGGGCCTATGTCCGAATTTGTTAAGACCGCTATGAGTCTTAGAGAAGCTAATATACCAGCAAATATCCAAGATATTGAGACGGTTACTGCTAAAACTAGAGAAGAGTTTGAAAAAATATCTAAGTCTTTAGGTTTAGATTCTACTATAAATAGTTTCGACGAACTATACGAGTATTCTGTGAAGTTAAACGAAAAAGTCAGAGACTTATCTTTTACATTATCAGCAGCAGCTCTAGATAACAACTTACAAGGTAACTCTCAACTACAAAACCTAGAGTCGCAACTAGACATTCAGAATAATCTCCTAGACTTTATGGGTAAAGCAGATAAGCTCAATGCTAATGCTATGCGCGAGAAACGAAACGAAATCTACTTATTAGAAAAGCAGATTGAGTATCAAAAACAGTTAGATAAGATTAACCAAGTTAAGCTTAATAATACTCTAGCAGCTAACAGATTTGAATCCGCAGGTTTAGGTGTATACAGGGATAAATATGAACTGATACAACAAGAACTAGATGCTGAAGATAAGTTACTGGCTACTATGAAAGCATTAAGTAGTACTCAAACTGAAGCAGAGATAATTCAACAAAGTAAAGTCGACTTACTTAAAGATGAAGTTAGGTACTACAAAGATTTAGCCAAGGCTCAAAAAGCTGTTAGACAGGCAGAGGCTGATTCAACAGTAAACTCTATTATGGATGATATGGCCAGAAGTAGAGAATCCTTAGGAGGTAGAAGACTTAATGAAGAAGTTGAGGCAGCCAGAGCTTCCGCACAAGCTACTCTAGACTTAAATGTTGCGCGTGCTAAGCTTAGAGAAGCCCAAATAAATAAAGCTGACCCACAACAACTTCAAGTTCTATCCGCAGAGGTTATGGCAGCAGATGCAGCCGAGAGAATAGCCCTAGCCAAAGAAGAGGCAGCTGCTTATAGAGAAATAGGTTCTGCTATTTCTGAAGTAGCAGGTTCAGTACCTGGACTAACTAGCTTACAGAACGAATTTATAGCTATGTCTGGAACTATTGCGGACACTATGACTAACGTTACTGAGCTAGTAGCAAGCGGTCAGGAACTAGCGTTATCTGACTTCTCAGATAGTATAATAGCAGTAGGTACAATGGCGTCCTCACTATTTAGTGAAATGACTCAAGGTATCATTACTGATATAGACAACCAAATTGCGGCAGAGAAAAAACGTGACGGTAAATCTCAAGAATCCTTAGCTAAGATTAGAGCCTTAGAGAAGAAAAAGATTAAAGAGAAAGAGAAGTCTAGTATTGCTCAAACTGCTATGTCTACATCACTTGCTATTATGAAAACAATGGCAGAAGTTCCGTTCCCTGCGAACATTGCTATGTCAGCAGCTATAGGTGCTATGGGGTTAATGCAAGTTAACAACATTAAGAAAGCATCCGCTGGACAACTGGCAGCGCTAGACGCAGATACTGGAGGCTTATCACTCTCAGTAGGTTCTAGAAACAATGCTGTAGATACTTCTATGGGAGCATCTATGGGTGAGCTATCCTATTTACGTGGAGAGTCTGGATTCGGTACAGGGGCTAATAACTTTACTCCTGGTAGATCAGGTGGTGGTTCTATAACTGTAGGTGAGAGAGGAGCAGAGCAAATTGTTCCAACTCAACCATTATACGTTAAACCAGCATCAGAATCTGAAACTGAGTCTAAACCAGTTACCAAAAATAATCTTAACCTAAACATTACAGCTCTAGATAGTCAAAGTATTGTTGATAGGTCAGACGACATTTGGGAAGCTCTAGAAAGAGCAGCCAACTCCAAAGGTTTCACTTTGGCATCTTTAGAAGCGTAGGGTTATCCCTGCGCTTTTTTCTTTTGTGCCTTTAAAAAATATGCGAAGTTAGGTATTGACAAAACTTGTTTATTGCGTATAATAGTAAGTATAAATTAAGGAGGTAACTCGTGGCTTACAATACATCAATTCCACAATTGCCAGACCCCACTACTACACCTGTAGGGCCGGGTTGGGCATCTCAGACAATATACGATATTGCACCCGTTCAATCAACGGAACTAAACGGGGGTTCTACAATTGCAGTTTACCAAGGTGGGAACTACTGGAACATCAGCTTATCATACAACAGTATGTTGCCTGAAACTTACAACGAACTAGGGGTTTTTCTTAGTTCTTTACAAGGCTCGGCGTCAAGGTTCTATGTCAGGTTTCCTGACAGAGCGAATCCTAAAAATGGTGCTTGGGTAGGGTCTGGCCCTCAACTGGGACAGGGTCTCATAACAAAAATTAATGCTCAAACTATAGAGGTAGCTAATAGAGCGTCCCTAGGAGGTACTCTAGTAGCCGGAGATTACTTAAAACTATCAGGTAACGATAGAATCTATAAAGTTATCAAAGTAGAGAACGTTAGTACTTCCGTGCGTTACACACTACATTGTGTAATAGACAGTCATATTGATAATACCACTGAGCTTGAGCCAAATGAGATCAAATTTAAATGCGTACTAGTAGGAGATAAGCCTCGCGAAGAGGTCACTGCCTCAGGACTAGTGCAAGGCTTTTCTCTAGCACTTAGAGGTACGGTTCTATAATGACTACTCATAGAGGATATAGTAACGCTGCATTGCAGTATTTAGCTACTAAACCAAATGTTACGATTGCTCACCTTGTAGAGCTTGAGTTACCTACAATCGAAGGTGAATCTGTTAGTGGTTACTATACCGACTATGG